TTAGAATCGCTAACTACTGAACCTGTTTGTGTTGTTGTTCCGGTAACTGCTAAGTTACCTGCTACTGTCAAGTTATTTGCAATTGTAATATCGTTTGCTAACTTATCTCCTGTAACTTGGTCATTAGCAATGTGTACTGTATCAATAGCTCCATCTGCAATCTGAGCAGAATCAATAGCATCATCTGCCATCATAGAGTTTACTATAACATCGTTACCTATAACTAAATCAATAGTACCATCACCATCTTCATATGTAGCTGCAATACCTGTTTCAGTATTGCTTGAGAACATAGCTCCAACTGTATCTTGTACAACTTCGGTTAAATCAATATTCGCTGAACCATCAAACGATACACCATGTATAGTTCTAGGAGTTGTTAAAGTAGCTGCTGAACCTGTAATATTACTTGATGTTAAAGCAATAGTACCTGTAGTTGCAGGAAGTGTAGCAACAATATTACCACTAAATGCACTGTGAGCAGGAGCTTGTAATCTTGCTCTGTGAGCATTACTAGATTCACAATAGAAGTCTACATAAGATTGTGTACCACCATTCTTAATAGATATAGCACCTTGAGAAATACTAACTCCATCTGAACCACCAAAGGTAGCTGTACCTGTTACTGCAGGTGAAGAAATAGTAGGAGTTGTTAATGTTTTATTTGTTAAAGTATCTGTAGTTGTTCTACCGACTAATGTATCTGTTGTAGCAGGAAGAGTTATTGTTACATTACCACTGAACGCTGAGTGTGCCGGTGCTTGTAGTCTTGCATAGTGTGCGTTAGAAGACTCACAGTAAAAATCTACGTATGACTGTGTACCACCATTTTTAATCTTAATCCCACCTTGCTCAAGAACTATACCATTTGTAGAGCCACCACCGACTCCAATAGATGTAGTAATTTCTAAAGCAGCAGGTAAAGCAAAGTCTAATGTATTATCTGAATCTTCATAAGTAACTGATATGTTAGATTCTGTATTAGAACTAACCATAGCTCCAACAGTATCAGAAATAGTTTCTGCTAATGTAACACCACCAATAGTAATTGCATCAGCTTCTAGTGTACCATCTATGTCTGCATCACCACTAATATCTAATGTGGCTGCATCTAACTCACCACTAATAGTTATATTTCTACCACCAGTAATGTCTTTGTTTGAATCTGTAATTATAGCTTTACTTGCTATAACTGTTCCGTTTGTTATACCATCTATAAGGTTAATGTCTGTAGCACTTGCTGTAACCCCGTCAAGTATATTTAGTTCAGCAACTGTTGAAGTAATACCATCAAGAGCATTTAACTCTGCTGCTGTAGCTGTAACTCCGTCAAGTATGTTGAGTTCTGCTGTAGTAGCTGTTACACCATCTAATAAGTTTAGTTCGGCTGTTGTACTTGTAACACCATCAAGGATGTTTAGTTCAGCAGCAGTTGATGTAATTGCTGTACCATTGAAGTTAATACCATCTAGGTAAGCTATACCATCAATGTATAAGTTTCTCCATTGTTGTGAAGAACTTCCTAAGTCATATGTATCGTCATCATCAGGTATTATACTTGAATCTACATCAGCACCAAATACCACATTGTCTGAAGCAGAATCACCAAGAGTAAGTGTACCACCATTAAATGTAGTTGTTCCTGTAACTGTTAAATTACCACCTACAGCTACATTACCTGTTGTGGTTATTGAATCTATATACGCATCTTTAAAGTATAGTGAAGATGTTCCTAAGTCTACATCACTATCTGTTACTGGTAATACAGCTCCATCTTGAATTCTTATTTGCTCTACTGCTGCCGAAGAAACTTCTACATAAACACCCCATCTATTGTTTGTGCTATCTACTTCTATTTTATTTAAGAAATCTAAATCTCCAATCTTAAATATATTACCACCTTGTCCTGCTGTACCATCGTGTCTGTGCCCTGTAGAACTTGCACTGCTAGAACTATATGCAAATGCGTTTACTAACTGATTGTATTCGTTGTTGAATAATGCAGCAGTAACTGTATCTCCATCTGCAAACGAACTCTGTCGTGTATATGTTTGTGCCATTTATTATCTCCTGCCTGAGGGTATGTAGTCTACATAAAAACCATTTATAGTGTATGGTGGTTTTGTATCATCACTTATAATGGTAAAATTATTACTTGTTCCACTCCCTTGTAATGGAACTCTTATTAAAGGATTATCACCACCACCAAATACATTTGTATTGAATAATGCATCTCCAAACTTTGAGGGAGGATTAATAACTCCTAAGTCAAATAAATCTGGAGGTTGTGGTATATCTGTGTTTCCGTAATCAAATCGTACTTGTATATTAGGTTCTGTTATGCCTTCTGAACTTGCTGATACTCGTACGTAGTGTAAAGTTTTTAATGTTCCTAAATCTCCATAATCATAGTTAGGAGTTTCAAAACGTGCTAGTATGTTAGCACCATCAAAATTATTTCCTGTATCATGTTGATATACAAATCCTTCTGTATCTCCATGATAATATTGTTCTACATTGTTACTATCAAATCCTGAACCAATTGAAGTAACTTCTAAACTTCTTGTTTCTGACCATTGAAAACCATCAGGTCTTAATGTTCCTATTATTCCTTTTTGTTGTGTTTGTTCTAGACTTGTATTACTATAGAATAATCTGTATTGAGATTTATCTCTTAGTACAACGCTACTTATTATAAAGCTGTTAATGCTTTCTGTCAAGTCAGTAACTAAAGGTTGTATAGCTTTGCTAACTGTACCTAGTTCTACGTCACCAATTCTTGCTGTACCTGCTACAGTTCTTAAACCATCTGGTGCTAAAAATATTAAGTCACCACCAATTTCTTGAATGCTATATCCACTTAAACAGCCTACGTTTTTTGTAACTGGTACTATTGCGATGTTACTTGAATCATTTATATTTATAAGTTTAAATATACTGTTAGTACAGAATATAAATAGTTCATTACGGAAACCTTTAATTCCTTCTATTTGATCTTCTAATACTATTGATCCTGAACCACTTCCACTAAAACTTGTAGGGTCTAATGTAGAACTAAAAAATATAGTACTTAAATTATCTTCAACTCCTCCAACAATTAAATGTTTATCGTGAGTTGTGACATATTTAACACCTTTAGTTCCAGTAACAGTTATTTCTTCTGCAAAGAAAGTTCTGCTAGTTAGAACACCAGTACCTTCCATTCTAAACAAATATGGTTTATTTGTTCCGTCAGCTATAATAACTTGACCATAATCAAAAGTAGCTCCATCAAATAGTGTAAATTGACATTGTCCTTGTCCAGTTCTGGTTAGTGTACTTCTACCTGTAAAAGTTGAATAGTTATCTCCACTTCCAGATACAGAAGACCTTCCAATATTTACCCACGTTGCTCCATCATTACTAAAAAATATTCCAGTATCTGCTGTAACAATTACTCCATCAGCATACGGAAACGTACCTAGTATAGTTGTTGCACTGCCTGTAGGTCTTGTTGCATTAGTTGTACCAAATTTTTGATACCCATTAATACGTCTATACCCACCCTCTGTAGATACTTCAAAGTTTCTTAAATCTTTAGCAACTCCGGGAGTTTTAAGTAAGTCTATAACATTTGCAGACTTTACTAATCCTCCATTAACTGCTACTGTATATGGTTGTGATCGTGCCATATGTTAAAAGTAAAGCCTGTCATCTCCAATGTATTTTGGAGAAGGATTAATTAAATTAGATTTCATTTGTTTCATACCTTTTTTATAATCATCCATTGCAAAAGCTGCTTGTTGTGGGCTTTCTTTAAATTGCCATACATAATAACGTGCTCTAGCAGTTATTACATTTGCGTATTGATCAGGTAAAACTATTTCATCACTAAAAGCTGATAATGCAGTAGGAGCATTATAAGCATAAAAATGGACATTATAAACTTTATCAGGTATCGGACTTAATCCAAACTTACGATGATCAGGACTGCGAATAACATATTTAGGCTGACCAAATTGTTGTGCGTCTGCATCGTCATTGTTTTCTGAATCTCTTAGATATCTAGTCCAATCATCTAAAGTTATAAACTTTAGTCCTTGTGAAACAAAAGGAGCTGATTCTCCACTAACATTTATAGTTGTTAAATAAAAATCATCCCAATCAACCGATGAAAAATCTGTGGTGATACTTGAGCTTCCTGCTTTTAAAGTATACCATCTTGTTCCTGCTACTGATGCAACAGTTACATTTCCATAAAAGGGGTCTGTTCCTCCACTAGCTGCTACTGCAAAGAAAGGAAGTTGTGGTTCTTCGTTTGCAATATCATTTAAAGATTTATTAATAGAATTTTTAACAAAGTTTTGAATACCCTTTGCATTTGCAAAAGTAGCCGAAGTTAATTCAATTTCATTTAGTTCTCTAAGAACATCATTTGTTAGTGTTAGGAATGTGGTTGCCATTATTTTTTACCTTTAGCTTTTTTCTTTGCTGTTGGGCTTAATTCATTAAAATGAAAAACCCTTTTACTTGTTTTTGTATGAGTTTTATTAGAGTGGATTTGACCATTAGGCATTTTATGTGTATTGCCTTTAAACTCTTTACCATCTCTAAAATAATGTTTTACACCTTTAGCCATGATTAATTAGGATTTTTAAAATCAACTAAACCACCATCACCATAAGTCATTCGGTCGCCCATTGATTTCTTTTTACGAGGTTTCATCATCATGTCACCATCCATTTTTTGTTCTCTTTTTTTCTTAGGTCTTCCCATCTTTGACCCGTATGTTCCTATTCCACTTGGCATAATATTTCTCCGTTTTTAAGATTTATAAAAGTGTAAGGGGGAAGCGAACACCTGATTCCTTCCCCACTTACGGATTGCTTAGTCTACTACGTAGAAAGCAGATACTAGAGCTTCTGGTCTAAGTACTTCCGCACCATAAACGTGAAGACCTCTAACAATATCACCGAAAGAACTTGGGTCACGAATGACTTCAGTATTAGTGATAGCTTGAGCAGTAGCTGTAGACGATATGTGTCCTGCTAATACTTTACCAGTAGCGTTAGACGTACTAGCAACATTATTAGATTTATACATATCAAATCCACGTAACTTACCACTAGCAACTAAACCATTTCTTAATGATCCTTGACCTGCGTTGAAGTCAACAGATAATAGTTTAGAGCCAGACTGTGATAACTCTTCGTAGAACGAAGGTGGTGCTAAGAACCATCTTCCTTCTTCAGGTATGCTTTGATCGTCTAGCTTTCTAGCCATTCTAGCCATAAGGTCTAGAGGATCAACACCAGTTCCGTCAGAACCTAGAAGGTCTACAGAATTAGTAGCATGAGATAGAGTTGCATCAGCAGTTGAGCTGTCAGAACCTATAATGTGGTCAGGTGAACTTGAAGATACACCTGCAAACATTTCAGCAATAACACCTGCATCAAACGCATCTTTCAATGCATATGCAGCAGATGAACTAGCTACTTCTTTAAAGTTCACGTGAGACATTGAAGTTTCAATATCATCAACGATGAATTTAAAAGCATTAGCTACGTCTACGACCATAGTAAGTTCTTGGTCTGTTAATGCTGTTTTAGTTATGTCAGCCCCTCTTTCATATTGAACGACTGTTATTTCTGGTTCTTTAATGATTCTTACAGTATCTCCGAAAGCAGAAATTTCTCCTGAGTAATCAGTGTTAGTGATTGCTTCAGCTACCGAAGCTTTTCTAAAGAAGTTAAGTACCTTCTTAGAATAAACTTTGGGCATGAAAAAGGAGTTAGTTTGACCACTTACGGAATTACCAAAGTTACCATTAGTATCAGTTGATTGCTCAAATAGAGCATCAGATTGATTAAATGCCATAATTATTCTCCTTGAATATTATATTTGGTTATCCTATAATTCTACCTTCCTCTAGGGCTTTGTCGATTTCACTTTCGAGTCTATCGTACTCATCCATAGATAAGGCAGCAATTTCCTGTTGTGTCCAAATCTTAGGTTCGTTTACATCTGCAGGTTGAGTTGTCTTGGTAGACACTAAATCTGCTGCATCGTTCCTTGATTTGGTAGGAGTTGATTGTTCAGGCATGATTCCATTTTCAGCTTTAAAAAGATCGATAGCTTTACTAGCAAGAGTTGCATTGTTTGGATTATTATAAATCCAATCTTTGATCTCTTCTGGTTGTTCTTCTGCCCAATCATGGAATACATCACTACTTCTAAGTTCATCAAAGTCAGGATGTTTATTCAACAAATCTTTCTCTGCTTCTCTTTTTAGTATTTCTGATTCACGACTTTGCATTGCATCTAATCTATCTTGCAGTGTTGCAAGTTTCTCTTCGCTTTGCAAATGGGCTACTGATTCAACCACTTCATAAACATCAGGATATTGAGCTTTGAATTGTTCTAGTTCTTCAGGAGTTTTAGGAGCTACATACTCAGGCTGCGTTTCCGTAACCTTTTGTAATAACTCTTGCTCTCTGCTTCTAAAATTATTTAAACTATTATCATAATGCTTTTTCAAGTCATCATATCTTTTTTTGTAATCTGGACGTTTGTGAGTTTGTTGTTTAGTTGGAGCAGGCTCTGCATTCACAGGTTCTACTTCTTCTTCCGAACTTACTTGTGGACGTTCAAAAAACAATCCGTCTGCCGTACCTCCATGTTTAGGCATTACATCATCTGTGTGCCATGTTTTTTTCTGGTTATACGGATTTGGTGTTGCTTCTACGGATTCCTCCTGTATTTGTTCAACTTCTGTCATTTTGGTTTCTCCTTAGGGCTTGTGCTATTTACAAGGTAGCCTATCATAAAAACGTCTTTTTATTAGGGGCTTGTCTTACAAGGTAGCTAAAGGTTATTAAATTGATAAGGGTCACTTATGTGAGTAGCTTATCGTTAGTTAGCTTCTGACGTGTCTTTGATAAGGATCAAGCATCATGTTTTCTTTAACTGCTTTACCAACTAAATCTCCTTCGTCACGAAGTAAACCTACTTGATTATCGAGCGTAGTCTTAGTCACATTAATGTTTTGTTGTTGTGGTTCTTGTGGAGCAACCATAACTTCTTTCTCTTCTCTTATCATTCCACCTTCATAAGCCATTTGTCTTTGATCTGCAGCAGCTTCTGCGTCTTTCATCATAGACCGTAAACGATCTGCTCCGATTTCTTCAGTTGCTTTTGTAGTAAAAACAAATTCCCCATCCGATAGCCTTGCAGGTATCGAATCGGACCTACCAGTTCCCGGACCTTCAACAGGACCAGAACCAGTAAATTCTGTTGCACTCTCGACTACTTGATCGAATATCTCACTTAGTTTTGCGTCTTTCTCGAGAGCTGCATTTAAATATTGTTTATCTTCTGTAGACAATGTTTCATCCATAACATACTCTACATAATCTTCTTCCATCTCTTCATCAGGAAGCATTGGTTCTTCTTTCATTGGCATTTCTTTAGCTTCAACTTTAGCAGGTGCTACAGATATTGCAAGTGCATTCATCTGGTCGTCCATTTCTCCACCATCTGCCATCATAGGTCTTTGGTTTACCTGAAGTTGATTAGGATAACTAGGTAAAGGACTTAAAAATGCCATTGCATCTTCTGATCCTGTTCCACTAGATCGTTGTGCCATTTGTTTTTTAACAGCTTTCATAAGACCTCCTAAAAATTTAGGATTACGTTTTTCTACATCTTGAAGAAGTTTAAAGTCTTCACCACTAATCTTGCCATCTTTGTTAGCATCTAGTTTCTTTTGTTTACCTTTTAATTTTGCCATTAATCTTCCTTTCTATCTAATGTTACTTTTACTTCTTCTTTAAGTTTACTCAATGTTTCCACTAAAGCCCACTTCCCCCGGTTGAGGAACAATTCCTGTTCCGATGTTGCCACCACCAGACCCTGTACGGTCAAGTTCTTCTGGTGATTGAGGTGTTCCTGTAGGGCTTCCCATGCCAGTTGGTTGTTGACCAGTGGGAGGAGTTTCTTCGCCTGTTTTTTGCTGAGCATTTTGCATTCCTATAATTTGGGCAGCTATTGCAGCTTCTTCCGGACTATTCAGAATTTCTTCTGGGTCTAGGTCGAGACTGAAAGCTAGTTCACTAATTAACTTAGACATCTTAACGAATGGTGCAACTGCAGGATTCTGTGCAGTTTGCAAGAACATTGTAAGTCTTTGTGATCTAACTTCTTTCTGCATGAGACTTGCTGTACCCATTGCTTGTATTTCTAGATCACCAATGATATCTAAATCTTCTTCTATAAATTGCATATTCCAATGGAAAAAAGCTTCTCCTAAAGGTTTAAGCAAAAAATCGTCAATGTTTTTTATAACTGTTTTAATATTTAAACTTGATGCACCTAGTAACATTGACATACCTGATGCAGTCCTAGTCATGCTCTGTACTCCTGTTTGCCCATGAGAGTAACTAGGTATTCCAGTTTGTTCATCTGCAAGTTGTCTAAACTTGTCAAACATCATCATATTTTCTTGTGCTGTATTTGGAAACTTAATTCCATGTATGGACTGTCCCGGCATTCCTGCTTGTCTTCTAAATATCTTTCCGGGATATATATCCATAGACTGTCCACCTACTAAAGCAGATTCATCTACATCAAATACTAATGAACCTGATAACGCTAAGTTATCAATAGCCATTCTAGCATGTCCATTCATTATCTGCTGTGAGTCTAACATGTTTTCAGGAACTCCAATACCAAAGAAACTATATGGATTCTTTTCGTAAGGGAATGCATGATATGGTAATGTAGGAGGTGTAAATGGATTTACAACAGCTCTTAATAAAGTATGTCCACATACCCATGCATTAATTTGTACTTCATCTAAATCATCTACAGTATCAGGTAAATCGATACCAACTTCACGAGCATAGTCTGCATCCATGACTCCCCAGTATTCTAATATTTCAAATCTATCTGAATAGTCTGTATCACTTCTATCTTCGTCTGCAGTTATCTGATCTTCAAAATCACGAGCTTCATAATTTGGACCCATTTGTAAACAGGTTCTAATAGCATCCTTATCAAAGTAAGGCATGTGTCTAAGATTACGAACTTGACTTCTATTAAACTTATGTCTGTGAACAATGTAGTCACACTCTTCCATTGTAGTAGCATTTGGGTCAGGATAAAAATCCCAACAACTAACAAACTCTACTCTTGGAACTCGTACATGTGTAGGAGTATAGTTTCTTCCTTCTTCTCCTTTTGTCCAACGATGTAATGTTTTATTAAAACTAAATGGTCCTTTTAATATTCCAGTACCAAGCATAGCTGATTCAAATAGTGCATTACGTAATTCAGATACACCGTTTGATTCTTCTAGCTGATCATGAATTAATTTTTCCATATTTCTTGCAGCTATCTGTGCAGGATTTATACTAGGTACAGGAAGAGGAGAACGTCCTTCTGTTAAAACTATCTCTCCATCTTGTCCTGTATAATTATCTTCTAATGAAGATAAAAAATCTTCACCACTTCTTAAAGTAGCTCCGGGTTTTAAAACATTACCATCTCCTTCAAATCCTACATCAAAAGGATTGTCTGTCATATCTGCAGGAGATAATCCTATACCACTTTCATATTGTGGTCCTTCTATATTTACTGGAGCTTGATTTAATTCTATGTGAGCTTCTTTGGCTATACCTTCTGGTAGCCTTGTTTCTTTTACTGATATTGGAAACTCACCTGTTCCAAACAGTACGTCAATAAGTTGACCATAAGCAGCTACAGTTTTAGTTTTTGTAACTTTAATAAATACTCTTGACTTTTCAGATTCTCTAAATCTAACACGCTTTCCGTATAGACCTCTAAAGTTTTGATAGGATTGTAACCATCTTTCTTCATCACCTTGTCTAGCTCGTTCTGCGTCTGCGAAACGACTTTTAACTATACCTACAAGGTTTCTACTTTGATCTTCTTCAAGCTGTAAGGTTTTGCCATCTTCACCTTCTACGTCTTCGTAAAGGTTATCAGCATTTAGAAATGTATTTTCTTCCATATTAATATCCAAAAGTAGAATCAGAAGCTTCGAATGTACGTTGCTTTAAACGTATCATATCGGAGATAGGGTCTGACATTCTAGGTCTACTCATTATTAAATACCTTAATGCGTCATAAGCGTGATCCTGTGCATGTGTATCTACATCCTCAGGATTCGTCTTTGACAAAGGTATACTTTGTAATTCTTTTATCAAGTCAGGACAAGTGTTAAATATTTGCAAGCGTGGTCTACTTTCTGGACTTGCTTGTTTTAAATATTCGTGTATTTGCACTTTACCTGCTATTCTATTTTTATCTGCCCTTCTAAGTTTATGTCCTGATTTAATCAAGACTTCACCTATTGTAGGTCCTGTATATCCAGTTCTAGCCCATGCTGCAGTATCTAATACTCCCGGGATAGAACGGTACTCTGCTCTTTCTCGTTCAGTTATCTGTGCTCCGAGTGCTTCACCTGTAAGACCTTTTTGATAAAGTTCTCTATATATAATGAGGGTCTTATCTTGTGGATCAACAGCAGCCCAAAGACAACAGCTTTCCGAAGCGTATCCATAGTCAATACCTTTAATACGTTCCCAATGTAAGGGTATATCAAAAGGTGGTATGACATGAACAGATGGATCAAACTCTACAAAAGCTGCTCCTTCATTTACTTCCCAGTTACCTTCTAATAATTGTTTTCTTTGGATTGGAGGTAGTGAAAGGAGCATGCGTTCATACTCACCATCTTTTGCTAAGTAGGGGTTGTCTGCCAACTTAGCCGGAATAAACTTTCTTGTTAAACCATCAGAGCCTACAAAAGATTTGTTAGGTTCATCCGATTCCAAATATCTTTTCTTTACCCAGTGTGCTCCGACACCTCCCGGGTTTGCAGTACAACGTAAATAAGTTTTTATAGAAGGGTCTGTTGTTCTAAGTCTGGAAGCTAAATAGTTCCACCCGAACTCAGTTGGTAAGTGAGTTATCTCATCAAAACCTATCCAACTGTATGCTTGACCTTGGTATCTATATACGTCTGCATCTTTTTCCAAGAAACCAAATTCTATTTTAGCTCCACTTGGAAAGTTCCAAATCTTTTCCACTTCTCTAAACTTTGCACCGGGAAAAGCTTTTGGATATAATTCTCTACTCTTATCTATCAGTTCTCTTAACTCTGGCATAGACCTTCTAAGTATTAAAGCTCTATGTCCTTTAACGTGGCAAGACCTCAATGGGTCTATTAACATTGCAAAACTTTTACCACCACCTGCAGCACCACCATAAAGAACATCCTTTTCGTCTGCTGCTAAGAAGTCTGTCTGTGGTCCTTCGTTTGGCATAAAAGCAACAAACGAATTTGTTTCCTCTAGATGAGCTTGTACAGAATCTGCGAGTTGAGTAACCTCGTTCTCAGTTACTACCTTCCCCTCTTTTGATACTGTCCGTTCATCCGATGCGTTCTCAAACTTACGGATTGTTGTTTCCTGTTGTCTGAGCGTTTGCTTTTTGGACCGTAATTTCTTTTCGAGTTTTTCAACTGTTTTCCTCTTCGAAGTTAATGATTTCTTTGCTGCCATTTTTTTCTTCTGTGCAGCAGAGTATACATATTTAGATTTAGACCCTTTAGGTCTTCCTCCCTTCTTTCGAGGTGTTCCGTCTTTGTTAAGTATAAGGTTGCCTTCAGAATCTGTCAAGTATTGAGTTGAATTTATTTCTGTCGGATTCTTCTTGTCTTTGTCTGTCATACTTCTTATCTATGTGTTTCTTTAACCCCATTCTTGAAAGTTTACGATTCGTACTTGCTTCTAACCAATCTACTGCAACAGCTAAACTGATCTCGTCATTCCTAACCATTTGTGATACAACATCTAAAGCATGTATCTGTTCATCGATAGGTTTTAAATAACCTTCAATTTCTGTATCAACTTCATATCCAAAAGGTATGGTTGATGTCTTTCTTTTTATATATCCTTCTTTCATAACTGATTGTGTTGTCTACGTGCTAATTTGTTTTCCCAATCTTCAATAGCTTTTGCAATACTATCTTCTGCTAATACAGAACAATGTAGTTTAATAGCAGGTAGTTGTAAAGCTTCGGCAATATCTTTGTCTTTAATTTGTTTTGCTTCTTGTATTGTTTTACCCTTTAGCATATCTACAAATAATGTAGATGATGCAATAGCAGAACCACATCCATAAGTTTTAAACTTAACATCTTCTATTGTATTACCATCAAGTTTAAGTTGTAGTCTCATTACATCACCACATGCAGGAGCACCGGTCATACCAGTAGCAACATTAGGGTCTGTAGGATCAAACCTACCAACTGCATGTTTCTCAGGTTCGTTAAGTACGCTTTCAAACCTATCTATTACTTGTTGTGAATATGCCATTAGTGTAGAGTTGGAGTTTCTATATTTTGTTCTAAAGAGTTCATTACTGTATTATCAACAACAATTTCTTGCAACTCACCAATTAAAATTAAATCGTTAAGTGTAGCAGCTTCTTCAGCAAACTCCCAAGTTTCAGCAAGTATATTAGGACCTGCATATCGTTTACCTTCTTTTTCAACTTCCGTCAAAAATACTTTCATAATTATTTATTAAATATCCTATCCCAGTTATCTTCAAACTGTTGTTGGGATACTGAAGTCTTTCTAGGTCTAGAACCTTTACCTACACGACCACCATTCTTCTTATTTGTCATAAGAACTGGCTTTTCATTACTTCCTATCTGTGGCATCTTACTTAAATATAATTGAATTAATATACATGAACAATAGCATTAATGCTAACATACTAACTTGAATAACTGACATGATAGCTACAATACTTAATTGTTTCTTTGCTAACCAACTTAGTTCTTTTTCTTGCCATTCTTCAGGTGTTACCATTTTACTTTATCAGCCCAGTATGCTGCCGACATTTTTCCTTTTGCTATGTTCTTACCATGTCTTGCTTTAAAAGACTTACGCTTTGCTTTCATTCTATCAGACTCACCTGCTTTAGGTTTACCTGCAGTCTTTGCACCTTTTTGACCAAACCTTATTGTTTTAATCTTGTCTCCTTCTTTAGCTACAACGATGTGTGACTTCTTTGGATGGTTAGGTGTTCTCTTAGGTTTGTTATAACCACTAACACCGGCTCGTTTTAAACGTGAGTCTTTAGCTTTCCCACCTTTTTTATATTCTTCTCTCATCGTTTCTTTCCTTTATGTAGTCCATGCTTCGCATGTTGTTTACCTTTCTTAGTAGCTTCTCGTTTCTTTTTGTTAGCTGCTGCTAGTTTCTTACGACCTTTAGGTGTTGATTTAAGTTTCTTTATAGTAGCTGCAGGTGCATAGACTTCTCCAGTTTCTGAAGACTTCTTACCACTAGCAGTTCTCCACTTCTGTTTAGTCCACTTCTTTAAAGATTTCTGAGACTTTTTAAGTGCCATTACTTATAGCCTCCACCTGCTTTTTTATATCGACTAGCTAATAACTGAGCTTTTCTAGCACTCCATTGTCCGGGTCTACCACCTTTACTTCCTGCTTTAATGCTTTCAAACATACGCTTACGCATTCCGGGTTTAGTATAGTTACCTGCTTTATTAACTGTTGATTTCTTTTTTGTTGTTGTTTTTTTTCTTGGCATTATTCTTTCTCTCTTTCATTAACTGTTCCCACATAACATTGTTAGCACCCAACTTCTGTTTCATCGTAGGTGTCGTCTTCTTCTTCATATTCTACTTCCTCTGCATCTACTTCTATTGGAGCTTTGTCTGGTAATATAAAGATACCACTAGATGCTTGCATATTAATATCTAACTTCTCAGACTTTGAAACTCCTACACGATCTAATAAAGATTGTGCAGCTACCAGTTTGTTGTTAGCCTGAGGTATTGGTTTATCGGAATCCATGATCTCTAAGAGCTTAAAAGCTGCTTTAGGGGCATTGTGGGCTAACACATCTTTAGTTAGTTCTAATACTTCGTTCTTCAAAGCTTTTAAAACTTGATAGTGTCCACCTGAATAGCCTGCTAGTTGTGCTGCAGCCTTGGCATCTCCTTGAGTTTCTATAAGATTATCTAGAAATAATTGTTGTTTTTCTGTAAGCTGTCTAGCTTGTTGAGTTGTTGGTATAATACTGCTCATGTAAACCAGTATAGGGTCATATTAAAAAAAGTCAAGAAGGACTTGACAAAAAGCTCTGTGGACTGTAGAATGAGGCTTGTCCGGTAGGCAGGTTAGTACCTATAGGATACCTACCACTAATAGTCTATTAAGCCCGACCTAACTGGTTGACACCCCAAACCCGATAAAATGTATAATCATGCCATAGATATATACGGAGGGTGGTATGGTCTCCTGCATCCCCTAAAGAGAACCTGACGTATAAGTAGGTGATAAGACCTGATAGACATTCTTTAAACAAACTAGCAAGACTAAATAAACTTCAAGACTATAGAGTTCTATCTGAGATACTTTAGGAAACCCTTTATAGTTTTGATAAGCTCAGAAGCTTTTAAAAGTTTATGTAGTCTTCATCCTTTCATAACCATAGCAAGCTCTGAGTACATTGAGTTGGCTCCTCCCCTTTATTAAACTACCATATGATAAACTTAGCAAGCCTAACATTGCTTATTGAGCTTGCCTGACTACGTAGTTTCCTGCTTCACTTCACAAAAACTATCTAGTTTACAAAGATTATAAAGTTTGTAAGCATTAATATTATTAGTTTTAAACTAAGAACTTCATAAACTTCAAAGGGTTAGATAGTTTTTGTTGTATTTCATAAACCATTCCGTATCAATATTATAAGTATCCTTAGTTCGATATAGTCTATTAGTATAAGAGCAATCTAGACATTCATTCGATTGGTCTAATCAGTTGCGTTTATCCCACTGTCTTTTACGAACAGAAGACTTGAGCAGCTTGCTATCCTTGAAACACTAATCCCATACTCCTGCCCTGAAACTGTGTGTTTCTATGATCTTGTAACGTCATAACTATCATATATATTCTCCCTTGTATATTTATTTACATTACATGAACGCTTGTACATCACAAGAGTCAAGACCCTGTAACAGCTAAAGCTTAACAGGCTCTAAACACTGCTCTTGTAATCTAAAAGCTTTTCATGTTTAATGTATTTATTTACAGGGAGAATATTATGATACTAATAACCTTTCAAGATCAAGAAACTCATCAGTTTCAAAACAGTTTTATGGCAAAGTGTTTCATTGGATACCAATCCACTCAAGACATCTTTGTTGTAAAAGTCAGATGTGATAAGGCATCTGATTACACTGCAATCGAAGATTATCTTAGATTGCTTAATACTAATATCCAATAAAACTAAGGAGTTATAATATGGATACTACATTTGATATGAAAAAAGTGAAGCCTGAAACACTTAAAGGTCAGGCAACCTATAACCAATGTGAGGGCCTTGCTAAGAAGTTCTCATATGGTTTGAAAGGCAAAGAATGGGGAGAATCCTACTCTAGAATCAGAGCTTGTTTGCTCAATGAAAGAGGAGAAGGAAGACTTTCTTTTGAAAAAGCTTCTGATCTTTTCAAGAAGAAGAAGCTTCCTAAAGTATATACAGATAAGATATCTGCTTATCTTGATATTCATTCTAGCTAGTTTGTAGCTCTAAAAGGGAGTAGGTCTTATCACCTGCTCCTTTTTTTGTTCTCAGGGGATTTTGTAGGCTTGGCATTCGCCAAGACTTCTTATTTGCAGGAGACCATATCCATATTAAGTATTTATTTTAGGTACTTCGTATATCGGAGTAATCAGTAGGGGCAACAGGTGGAGGGCATACTGTAGATAAGTTGTATATAACCTGTATATAACCTGTATATAACCTGTATATAACCTGTGGATAACTATAATATTTATATACAATAGGGGGCAAAAGATTGAGGGAGTTTAATATATAGTTTAATTATATATTTAAAATAATAAAAATAATAGACTTGACAAAATCGTGGCGTTCGGGTTAAACTTTAAAGCGTTCGGGGCAGACCTCGGACGTTTGTTTAAATATAATAACCTGAGGAGGTTTAATATGTCAAAAGTAGATGTTGGTTCACATAGAGTAAGTGACGTAGTAGTTTCTAATCATGTACACAGAGATACTAATGGAGATACTTGGTTTGTTACTAAAAATATTTTAGTTGTTAATGAAGAAGGCGAGGAAGTATTAAATGTTACTTTGTTTGCTGAACACTTGAGTCAATTAAAATTCAAAACTGTTGAAGCTTATGAAGGCAGGAAAGATGATATAATTACTACACGTTTTGGTGAAACTTTAATAGATGATTTAACTAAAGATGATATTGCTAAAAGAGCAAGGGAGAATGCATAATGGAAAAGATTATTCAAGACTGGGAGCTAGTTAAACAGCTCATCAAAGATATTGAAGATACTAGTGATGATGAACTTAACTTCGAGGAGGACTAATGACATTTAGAACTCAAGATTTAGCTTTCGATCACTATCGTAATAAAGGTTTTAGATATGATAACTCCATGAGTATCCGAGAGGATAAATGGTACATGTTTAGAAAGGGCAACCGCTATGTAGTTATTACTCCAAAGTATGATTCAATACTTGGAACTAACTGGATAGCAAGGAGCTTTTATTAATATAATAGATATAATAGACTTGACAAGAATGGGCGAGTCGGGTTATACTTTTAGGGCTTCGGCAATGGAGGTATCTCTTAGATACTTTTTAATAATAATAATACCTGAGGAGGTAACTAGATATGAGTAAGACTACTTATACTATAAAAGGGAGTGCGACTTCCACACCAATCGCAATGGCACCATTATCAATTCAAAAGATTTGGAATAGAGGAACTCAGTTAGGAGTAAATATCCTAAGAGTCAGAGCTGTTCAAGATCGTAATGAGATATCTACTGGTGCTACATTTGATGGCTATCACAAAGATAAAGTTTCTATTTATAGCCAGAAATCTAACCCTGCTAAAGAGCTTTGGTTTAGGAGGTTTGTTAAACTGAATGAAGCTAACAAGAGTATGCAAGTTCTTGAAGTTGCAGATAACCTTGATGCTCAAGAAACTTTGAGTGTTATGGACTCTTACAATACATTTGCGAATGGTAATGTATTTACTAGATTCTTCAGAAAAGTCTTTAGCTTAGTCTAAAGCAACCTTAGTGTAGCTAGGTCGGTGAGAGATAATACTATAGAACCTAGCTACACACTCTTGAGAACCTAGAGCAAGAGTATAATTCCGAGATAGGTAGAAGTTGATAGACCTGCTTAAAAAACTATCACCCTTTTAATAACAATCTATGGAGATAGAAATATGGCACAACCAATGAGAAAATTTGAACAAGAAGCAATAGTTAATCAGATAATGAAAACTATTGAAGCTAAGTTTAACAAAGATATGGAAGCTTTAGAAGAAACAAAATCATATAAAGCTATAGAAGCAGTTAATAATGATATTATAGATTTTGAAGATAAAATTAAAATGCTTGAAGAAGAAAAAAATGTTCTTCAATCTTCAAGAAGAGAGTATATAGACGCATTGAAAACTAAATTTGATGTTGAAGTATATGTTGAGTATAGAAATAAGCTTTCTTTTAGGTTTAATCCATGGTCTGTTAAAAAAGATGTTGAAGACCAATTAGCTATAGCTTTACTTAGTAGTGAGTGGAAAGATAATCTTCCTGCTATTATGGAAGAGATTGCTAATCAATTTTAATTAAAAGTCAGCCATTGAGTGCGAGAAGGTTATCTCAAGAAGTGACTATAAACTACTAGACCTTCAAGTGTAGCTAGTATTCGAGTGCGAAGTGAGAAAATCTAGGGATATAGCTCAACGCAACTACCTAGCTAATACTAGCTACACACCTTTTTATTTAAGGAGATAGATATGCCAAGTTATAAATTACTATCACAGGGTAGTATGAAGATTGACAAGAGCAACAAGATACAAGATAAATACTTCAGTAGAATATTATATCTTGCACCACACAACTTAGCTGATGGCAAGCGTACTGTATGTCCATATGCTACAGTTGCTAAATGCCATGAACCATGTTTAAATACAGCAGGTATGGGTAAGTTTTCTAATGTACAACAATCTAGAATACGTAAGACTTTGCTATTCCTAGATGAGTATGATACGTTTATGGAGTATCTTATACAGGACATAAATAAGTTTATTGGAGAGTGTTACAAGCTTGATAAGATACCATGTGTTAGGCTCAACGGTACTTCGGATATACAATGGGAGCATCAGTTAGTTGATGGTAGGAATGTATTTGAGATATTCCCTGATGTATTGTTTTATGATTACACCAAGATACCTACACGAAAAGTTTCACATATCAAAAACTATCACTTGACTTGGAGTTACTCACAAGCTAACGACAAGTATGCTGAGTTATTTGATGATGTACAATGCAACAAAGCTGTTGTATTTAGAAAAGAATTACCTGATACCTTCAGAGGTGTCAAAGTAATAGATGGTGACAAACACGATATGAGATTCCTTGACGAGTCTAATGTAGTAGTCGGACTGACTGCTAAAGGACCTGCTAAGAAAGATTATTCAGGGTTTGTTGTTGATAATTTAATAGAAGCGAGGGCAATATAATATGGATAAGACAGCAGTAGAGCATGTAGCATTAGATGGTTTGAAAAGGTATATCGAAGACGTTATTGAATATTCGGATTCATTAGCCGAAGTTCACAACGATGTATATACGAACCAACAAAACATAGAAGACAATCACATATATGCAATGGACCATATCAATGATGAATATGATAGACTTCAATCTGAAATGCAAAATCAAATTGATGAACTCAAAAGTATGGATAATGATTTAAAAGATTATATTGATGTACTTGAAGAACGCATTGAAGAACTTGAAAACTTAGTTAAGGAGTTACAAAAATGAGCTGTGAATTTAGAGAACAATTATTAGAATACATAAGTGAAACAGTTGGTGATGTATGGCAACTAGAGTCAAGACCTGACTTAGAAAAAGATTGTGTTGACTATGTGGCAAATGAATTTGATGATGATGGGTACTCAAAAGATGATGATTTCATTAAATATTTAGTTATAAAGTTTTTGTCTAATCATTGCAGAGATGCAGTATCATCACAAGATTTAGAATACATGGCACAACAACAAAAAGGAAATGATATATGAAAGCAATATTAATAAACGTAAAAGACCAATCAATAACTGAGGTAGAATATAATAATACTTTAGATAATATCTATGAGTTATTAGACTGCAGAACTTTTGATGTAGTTAGGATTGATGAAGTAGATAGTATTTATATTGATGATGAAGGTTTGTATGTAGAAGACCAGTTATTCTTTGAGTTTGGTGGTGATGCACGAGCTGTTAGATTAGCAGGTAACGGATTAATACTTGGTGTAGATGATGAAGGTAATTCTACAAGTCCTAAGATAACTCTTGAAGAAGTTCAAGGTAAAGTAGGGTTCTTACCTAGTGGGTATACTACATACAAATGGTAGACGTTGAAGTTTATGAGTATGATTACGAGGGTACTATGGTTAAATGGTATTGGAGTGATCAGGTAAAGAAAAACTGGAAGACTTGGAAACCTAAGGTTGAGGATGTACTATTAGTAGACTTGACAGACAAAAAGCGAAATGGTATAATTGCCTTAGAAATTTTTGAGGGGGTAATGGATAAAGAACATCCTAAGAAAATTAAACCAACAGGAATATATAAAGTAAGGAGATAGATGGAAAGTTATTTAGTAGAAGTTATAGATGAAGAACATGAGTCTTGTGTTATAATTAATTATGCAGAAAGTATACAAGAACTAATAGATAATATAGTTTGTATGGATCAATTTATTTTTATTAAAAGAATTAAAAGAGTATCTGATAATGAAGAAATTAAACTTACAAAAGATGTTATAGACTTAGAAGACTTACGAATGTATAGATTATTAATTGATGATGAAGTTGAACTAAGACGAACTTTAACTAATAAAATAGAGGATAATACTATACAATGAGAATAGGTAAACAACAAATAGAACATACCTCTAAGACTGGTTCTAGAGGTAAGAAGACTTCGATTGGTAGAGGGAATGTAGGTTACTCTACTATGCCGAAACGTAAACGACAAACCTACAAAGCTTATAGAGGGCAAGGTAAATGAACATATTTTATTTTAATAAATGTCCAATCAAATCAGCAGAAGATCAACCTGATAAGATGCTAGTGAAGATGCCATTAGAAACAGCACAAATGCTATGTACAGCTCACAGAGAGCTTGATGGTGATGAGTATGCTGATGCTAATGGTTTATACAAACGAGCATATTGGAATCACCCATGTACTATTTGGGCTAGAGAATCTAGTGGTAACTATGAATGGTTATATAAACACTTCATTGCTCTATCTTTTGAGTACACTTACAGGTATGGTAAGCAACACGCAAGCTATATTAAGTTACACAAAGCATTATCTAAATGCCCTGACAATATAACACAAGGTAAAATGACTAAGCTTGCACAGGCTATGCCTGATGAATACAAACATCCGGACCCTATTGTTGCGTACAGAACCTACGTAATCAATGAAAAGTATTATGCTCAGTGGAAGAAAGGTAGAGATAAACCTAAATGGTGGTCGCATGACAGAGTATGATGCACACAGAATATTCCAAGAACAACGAGATCGTGACAGAATAACAGCACTCCATGCTGATAACGGAGTAATTGAATTAAGATATGCTGATGGCACGAAAGAAATTTACAAGAAACGTAAATGGTTAAAAGGTTTTAAATTAATAAGGAGAAGACAATGAAAATTGTAACAACACTAATAACATTACTAACACTGGTGGTTGGAACAAATATCTTTTTTAGAATACAAGATCAAGATAGGTTAGATACCGCTTTGATTTTATTAGATGAAAGAATTAGTTCTAACACAACAACGATTGAAAAAGTTGAGGAATATATTGTAGATACATCAATGACGTTTGAAGATATCCAGTATGTGATGATGGACAACATCAAAGATGTAGCTACTGCATTAGAAAATCATAAGCATAAACCTGTATATGTAGAAGTTCCATCAGTTAAAATAAAAGAGCAGCCCAAGCCTGTCAAAGAAGAAATACTAGAAAGAACCTATGATCATGAAACAAAGTTACATGTTCCTAGTCTACCTGTTCCGGTGGTTGTTTGTCCTAAAGCAAATAATAAACTAGGTAATTTTATCGAAGATGTAGCATTACGAAGAGACTATAAATTCTTGGTAACATATGATATACTAGATAATAAACTAGACAATGTAAGGTTTGATAAAAAAATACCTAGTAAATTAAAATCAGCTATGATAAAATACATAAATTCTTTTACAGTCAATGGTGATGTAAAAGATTGTAAACTATCAATCAAAGTATTGGAGAACTAAATGCAAGAATTTTATAGACTAACAAACTCTGAGTACAAAGAATGGAATAACTTTTGTACCGAGAACTACAAAGAAATATATCAGAATAAAGATGGACATACAGTACACTATATGCCTGAGTCTGATAGCTTTCATTTGTATATAGATTCTGATGAACAATCAGGTATGCAAAACTTTTTAGAAAAAATGCTTGCATATGATTTATAGCTGTGGTATAATGCACTTACTCAAAGACATGACCTTGATATTAAAGGCTTTCCTTGAGTCACCGAGTAGCATTAGCCCTCTATCTCCATCCTCCTCAAGGAGCTACTTGGTTCAGTTATCTGAGGTGATGGGGCAACTGGCTCATAGCCCCAACTCGAAAGAGTTAGCTATGGTTATTATAATACTGTTAAATAATAAAGGAGAAAAGATATGGCAGTAGTTAACGGAACTGCGTATTGGGCAAGTATTAAAACACCTAATACCAAATTCGAACCGGTATACACAATCAACTTAGTGGTTGACGAAGATACCGCAAATGATTTTGCGTCAAGAGGACACAAGATCAAACAGATGGATGAAGGTCCATCTATTATTATTAAAAGAAAAGTTAACGGACCTAATGGTATGGTACGTACAGCACCTAGACTTTTAGATTCTGAAAAGAATGAAGTTAATTTTTCAGTTGGTAATGGTTCTAAAGTAAGAGTACAATTCAATGAGTACCAAGGAGAGAATAAGTATGGACCATATTCAGGTCTAGATTTACAAGCTGTCCAAGTACTTGATCTAGTTGAGTACCGAGCTGAAGATGGTGCAGAACTTTTAGATGGGGAGGAATTCTAATGGCAGATACTCCACAATTACAAGGTGCACCTATAACTATTAGTCAAGAAGATGGTTCTGCTAAAGTATATGACACTGGACTTCTATCACAAGAAGTACAACAATCTGTAGATATGATAACACATATTGCAAAATTCAGAAATATACTGGATACTGCAGGACAAGTATACAGTAATATTGTCAGAGAAAACTTAATGGATGAAGCTATGGTAGAAGAAATAGCTGCACCCGAAGAAGTTGTTTCGGAAGATAGTACTGTTGAAGAAGACACTAAATAATAGTGTTGTTAGATCGAGGGCAGGTTGCAATAGCTTGCCCTCATTTTTTTATGAGGAGGAGGAATGGAACAAAGCAATTGGGATAGACACAAACTACCATGTTCTAAGTGTGGTGGGAGTGACCCAGTATCTACAAACAAAGATGGTTCAGGTTATTGTTTTAGCTGTAACCATCATTACAAAAACTATCAACAAGAAGTTGATGGCAATATCATAGACATGGTTTCTCACAAAGAACCAAGTACATTTTTAAACTCATACACAGGAGTCTTTGGTGACTTGACAGATCGTAAGATCAGTGAAGCTGTTGCCAAGAAGTACGGTGTACGTGTTGTGTATGATAGTCAAGGTAACGTAGCTAAACATATCTATCCGTACTACAATAGCAATGAAGTTGTTTCAACTAAGACCAGAACTGTAAGCACGAAAGGTTTTGTAGTTGATGGTGGCTATGAAGGTACAGGTTTGTTTGGTGAGCAACTCTTTGGTAAAGGTGGTAAGTATCTTACTATTACCGAAGGTGAGTGTGATGCTATGGCAGTCTACGAAATCTTTGACAAGAAGTGGGCATCAGTATCTGTTAAACGTGGTGCTCAAGGTGCAGTCCGAGATATTAGAGACAGCATAGAGTTTGTTGAATCATTTGATAATGTTGTTCTCTGCTTTGATAATGACAAGTATGGTAGAGAAGCAGCACGTAAGATTGCACGTATTATAAAACCGGGTAAGGCTAAGATAGTTACACTACCCGAGGGATTTAAAGATGCGAATGCTATGCTCGAGCAAGGACAGTATGCACAGTTTACTAAAGCATGGTGGGATGCTAAAACATATACACCATCTGGTATTATGGAACTGTCTAGTGCCAAAGATAAATGGTTGAACAGAGAACAGAAAGAAAGCATTGCGTATCCTTGGGAAGGACTTAACAAGAAACTGTATGGTATGCGTAAAGGAGAGTTAGTTACGTTGACTGGTGGTACAGGACTTGGGAAGTCAAGCATCACTCGTGAGCTTACTCACTACCTAATAAAGAATACAGAAGACAATGTAGGTATTATAGCATTGGAAGAAAACTGGTTAAGAACTGCTGATGGTATTGTATCTATAGAAGCTAATGATCGTTTGTATTTAGAAGAGAAAAGAAAGAACTACACAGACGAACAACTGCAAGAGTTGTTTGATAAAGTTATTCAGAAAGATAAAGTATTTATACATGCTCATCTTGGAGCTACCGATATAGATGAAATATTTTCTAAACTTAGATATATGATTGTAGGTTGTGAATGTGATTGGGTGGTAGTAGATCATTTACACATGTTAGTTAATCAGCTTACAGAGTCAGACGAACGTAGAGGTATAGATACTCTTATGAATAGATTACGTTCACTCGTTGAAGAAACTGGTGTTGGTATGTTCTTGGTCTCACATTTACGTAGAGCATCAGGTGATCGTGGACATGAGCAGGGTATCGAAGTATCTCTGTCTCACCTCAAGGGATCTCAAGGTATCTCACAATTGTCAGATTGTGTAATTGCATTAGAACGTAATCAACAGGCAGAAGACAAGATGGAATCTAATACAACTAAAGTTCGTGTACTAAAATCTAGATACACAGGGGACACAGGATTAGCTTGTAGCTTGCTTTATGATGTACAAACTGGTAGAATGAACGAGCTTACAGACGAAGTAACTCTGAATGACGCAGAATTTTAGGAGACATTATGAAAGAAGTAGTATTTGATATAGAAGCTAACGGGTTACATCCTGATAAGATTTGGTGTATTGTAGCCAAACCTTTAGGTGAAGCTGTAGTATCTTTTGGTCCTGATAAGATTGAAGAAGGTATATCTTATCTCCAAGATGCTGATGCCTTAATTGGTCATAACATTTTAGGATTTGATTTACCTGTAATTAAAAGGCTACACGGAGTAGATTTAACTAGACATACAATCAAAGATACATTAGTTATGTCTCGGTTATTTAATCCTGTTCGTGAGAATGGACATAGTTTAAAAACTTGGGGTTATATTATTGGGTTTCCAAAGGATGAACAACCTGAGGATTGGGATGATTTCTCACCTGAAATGCTAACCTATTGTCAGAAGGATGTTGTGTTAAATGAGAAAGTATATTTACGTTTACTTAAAGAAGGTGAGAACTTTGATGATGAGTCAATCAATTTAGAACATGGAGTTGCTACAGTCTTAAAGGATCAAGAAGATAATGGGTTTGAGTTTAATCAAGAGTATGCCATGATGTTAGTTGCTAAACTAAAGGAACGTATGTTTCAAGTTGAGAAAGAAGTACAGCAGGTATTCAAACCTAAAATGGTAGATGTTAAACAGGTAATACCTAAACTCAAGAAAGACGGTACATTATCTAAATCAGGTTTAACTGCAGAAGAATATGATAAACTTATAGTATCAGGAGACTACTCTCCTTTCATGAGACAAAAGCTTCAACCATTTAATTTAGGTTCTCGTAAACAAATCGGTGAATATCTAACAGACTTCGGTTGGAAACCTAATAGGTTTACTCCTACTGGTCTTCCAATTGTAGATGAATCTTCTCTAGCTAAAGTTAAAAACATACCGGAAGCTAGACTGATAGCTGAGTTTTTATTGTTACAAAAACGTATAGCTCAGATTGATTCTTGGATACTGGCTGTCAAAGACGACAACCGAGTACATGGTTTCGTTATACCTAATGGAACTATTACTGGTCGTATGTCTCATCGTGCTCCGAATGTGGCACAAGTTCCGAGTGTTGCTAGTGAGTATGGTAAAGAATGTAGGTCTTGTTGGACCGTACGTGATGGTTATAAATTAGTAGGTATAGATGCAAGTGGTTTAGAATTAAGAATGCTTGCACACTATATGGACGATAAGGAATATACAAATGAAGTTACAGAAGGAGACATACACACAGCTAATCAAAAAGCTGCAGGACTTAAATCAAGAGATCAGGCAAAGACATTCATCTATGCATTTATATACGGAGCAGGAGATGCAAAAATTGGGTCAGTGGTTGGAGGAGGTAAAAAGCTTGGATCAGAACTTAAACAACGCTTCCTCGATAATAACCCATCACTTAAAGTTCTTAGAGAACGAGTATCTAGAGCAGCTAAAAGAGGATACCTCAAAGGATTAGATGGTCGTAAGATATTTATTCGTAACGAACATGCAGCACTCAACAGTTTATTACAAGGTGGTGGTGCAATAGTTATGAAACGAGCTTTACTTATGTTAAATAATTTGATACACTTACAATCTTTAGATGCTAGATTCGTAGCAAACATCCATGATGAATGGCAGATGGAAGTCCGAGAAGATATCACAGACTTTGTAGGTGAGTTAGCTGTACGTTGTATAGAAGATTCAGGTAAGTATTACAATTTACGTTGTCCACTTACAGGTGAATATAAAATAGGAGATGATTGGAGTGAAACACATTAATAATATAAAAAGAAAAGGAGACCTAGCTGAGTACTATGCAGTAACGTGGTTATGGGATAACGGTTATGAAGTCTTCCAAAACTCAGGATGCACTGGTCCGATTGACATGATTGCCATGAAAGAAGGACAGTCAACTCTGATTGATGTTAAGACCATGACTAAAGATAAGAATAGTCCGAACTACAGAGGTAAGATAAGCAGAACTGAACTACAAAAAAAGTTGGGTGTAAAGTTTTTACTATTTCATCCTTTGACAAGAAAACTTAGATGGTCACGTCATGGTAAGAAAGGGAGAATACCTAATGAAGAAAAAACAATTAGATAATTTAGTACCTGATATATACAAAGCTCTTATTCCATTAGCTAAAGGTAATGGATTAGAGTTATCAGATAAAATTATTGAAGAGTTTGGTGAGGATATGAAAGATGCCCTCCGAGGTTGGGCAAAGAAACAACCTAAGACTAAAGATTCTTTACGTATGTCTAATGTAGGTAAACCTGCTCGTCAACTTTGGTATAACAAACATTCAAAGATTAAAGCGAAAGACTTTCAATCTACACTACTTATAAAATTTTTGTATGGTCATTTATTAGAAGCTCTTGTAGTGTTCTTTGTAAAACTATCCGGACATGAAATTACAGATCAACAGAAAGAAGTTAATGTTGGAGGTATTAAAGGTCATATGGATTGTAAAATAGATGGTGAGGTAGTTGATATTAAATCCACGTCAGGCTTTGCGTTCAATAAATTTAAGAATGGAACTTTACCAGAGAATGATAGCTTTGGATACATGGCACAGCTTGCCGGATATGAAGAAGCAGAAGGTACAGATCAAGGAGGTTTTCTTGCAATCAACAAAGAAACAGGGGAACTTTGGCTATTTAGACCAGATGAACTTGACAAACCTGATATTAAGTCTAAAATAAAAAGGTTAAAGGCAACGCTAAAAAAGCCTGAACCCCCTGAGTTATGTTATCAACCGATAGCAGACGGAACTCAGGGCAACTTCAAACTTCCGAGAGAGTGTACGTGGTGTCCTCACAAGATAGAGTGCCACTCGGAATCTAATTATGGACAAGGATTGCGTATATTTGACTACGCAAGAGGTCCTGTTTTTTTCACAGATGTAGTTACTGAACCTAGAGTTCGGGAGATAACCCATGAATGGCAAGAAAAGTAAATTAATACGTAGACAAGCAGAGAAACTTCAGGTACAATGGATCAATAGTTTATTGACTGAGGATGCTGATAAAATAACCCCTCAGACTTTAGCTCAAGCTTTACCTGATCAAGAATATTATTACAAAGGATACACAATTCATCACTCGTTTATGAACCACAAGTGGGTAGAAAAGAAATTAAAGAAAAATATAAACATGAGTTTAGAAGAATTAGTTGCGAACAATGGCTGAAGTTAATTTAGATGAATTACAATTAGAAGAACTTCTTTTTATTGTAGGTGGTTCTATTTTTCAAGGTAGCAATACCGATGAAATAGAAATAGAAATCCTATTAAAGCTAGAAGAATTACTTAATATAAAAATAGATGAACGTATGAATGGTATACCAGTAGGTGCTGTAATACATTAGGAGATAAGATGGAATATAAATTTGATGAGAATATAAATTTAAAAGGAGTACAGCAGTACATTGATAGTACTTATACACAACACTATGCTCACTCTAAATATCAAGCAACTGATATGATTATTGATGCAGGACATGGTGAAGGTTTTTGTGTTGGTAACATTATGAAGTATGCTATGAGATATGGTAAGAAGAATGGTAAGTCAGATAAAGACTTACTTAAAATTATACACTACGCTTTAATTACTTTACACTTAAATCAGGAAGATAATAAAGATGATTAAAGAATATTTAGGAATACAAATAGATTACAGTAAAGATAAGAAACTAGATAAGTTTAGTATTGATACATTACAAGACAGATATTACTGGGAAAATGAACAAAGTCCACAAGAAGCTTTTGCAAGAGCTGCAGTTTTTGGAGCAACCTTCAAAGGACAAATAAGTTTTAGTTTAGCACAGAGGTTATATAATTATGCATCCGATCATTGGTTTATGTTTAGCACTCCTATACTTAGTAACGGGGGAACAACTCGTGGCTTACCTATTAGCTGCTTTCTCAATTATGTACCTGATTCGAGGGTTGGTCTTTCTGATCACTATGATGAAAACATATGGCTCGCAAGTTCAGGTGGAGGTATCGGTGGATATTGGGGAGATGTTAGGAGTGATGGGGTGTCAACTGGCAACGGTTCTCGTTCTACTGGATCAATCCCGTTTATGCATGTCGTAGATTCTCAGATGCTTGCCTTTAATCAAGGCACTACAAGAAGAGGAAGCTATGCAGCTTACTCGGATATATCTCATCCGGAGATTGAAGAGTTTATTAACATGCGTAAATCATCAGGTGGAGATATCAATAGAAAGAATCTTAACTTACACAACGGAGTAAACATTACAAACGAATTCTTAGAAGCTGTTAAGACTGACGATGAATGGAGATTGATAGACCCTAAGACTAATGAACCTACTAAAGTTATTAGTGCTAGAGAGTTATGGATGAGGTTACTTGAGACTAGAGCAGAGACTGGTGAGCCTTATCTAATTAACATTGATAGATGTAACGAAGCTCTACCCAAAGGACAAAAAGATTTAGGACTACAGATCAAACAAAGTAATCTGTGTTCTGAAATAACTTTACCGACCAATGAAGAACGAACTGCTGTTTGTTGTTTGTCTAGTGTCAATTTAGAATACTATGATGCATGGAAAGACGATGAAAATTTTATACAAGATTTAGTAATAATGCTTGACAATGTTCTTGAGAATTTTATTGGAGAGATAGTACATACAGAAAAATTAGGTGGTTACACTGCAAATTATAAGAGGTTTAAAAATTATGTTAAAGAAGGTAAAGAAGGTATGGTTAAAGCTGCATACTCAGCTTACAGGGAACGATCAATTGGATTGGGTGCAATGGGATTCCACTCCTATCTCCAAAGTAAAGGATTACCTTTTAACGGGTTACAACAAACTGGCATCAATAACACAATCTTTTCTACTATTAAATCCAAAGCTTCACAAGCTAGTACTCTCCTTTCTGATGTACGTGGTGAAGCTCCTGATATACATGGTAGCAATAAGCGTAACTCTCATCTCTTGGCTGTTGCTCCTAATGCCAGTAGTAGTATTATATGTGGTGGCACTTCCCCTAGTATTGAACCATATCGTGCTAACGTATATACGCACAAAACTCTATCGGGTAATTACAAAGTTAAAAATAAATTTTTAGAAAAGCTTCTTAAAAAGAAAGGATTAAATTTTGTAGAAAGAGAAAAGGTTTGGAAAGATATTTCAAACGAAAGAGGTTCTATACAAAATATTAAAATATTTAATAAAGAAGAAAAAGAAATATTTAAAACAGCAGATGAAATAAATCAATTACATTTAGTAGAACATGCAAAGATTAGACAAGAATACATTTGCCAAAGTCAAAGTGTAAATCTTTTCTTTGTACCACCGAAGGCTACAGAACCTCAAGAAGTACACGATGAATTTTTACAATACTTAAATGATGTACATTGGTATGCTATGCATAATTTAAAATCATTATACTACTTGAGATCAGATGCTGCTAAGTCTGCAGAAAATGTAAACGTAAGAATACCAAGAATTAATTTAGAAGATACAGAATGTATAAGTTGCGAGGGATAATATGAACGAAGATAAATTTGATAGTATGTATGAAGGTAGATTTGATGCCCTTCAAAAAAAGTATGAAGCTGAAATAGCTATTGCTAAGACAGAGTTAGACACTTATTTTCAGTTAGGTGTAGGTGTAGCTGAACACCCTCACATAATTGAATCTATGGATGTTTTATTAGAAAAAATGTCTAATGCTCAAGAGAAACTAGACTTACTAACCAAGGAGTTTTAATGGAAAAAAATTTTAGTGATTTCTGTAGACGAATGTGGTTAGATCATTGCGATGAAAACAAAGCACCAAACTCTATAGTATACACAGAAGAAGAATACAAAAAACAATTTAACAAATGGCTACTTCA